CGTTAATAATAGATGTTGCTGGTTCAAACCCTTCAAAAATAATACTTCTTAGTTTCATATAGTTAATCGTTATCGCTTTTTTGAACCCTTAATCTTAACTCTCCTGTACCTTTAATAAGCCTGTGGTATGTTAGCTTGGGTATAAATAGTTTATCTTACCTATTACCTTAGGTACATCATTATCGAATTGAAAGCTCCAATCTGTTTCTTCTAACGGCTCTATATACCTGTCTTCTTTATCTCTATGCCAAACTAATTCAAAATCTCCTACATGCTGGGTAAATGTTCTTATGTCTCCGACTTCTATGTAAGGTCTATCTTGCATCTTAGTAAAGATAAGAACTTTAATGTTAATTACAAACTATCCGTGCTTAATAATTAACTCTCCTAATACTTCTAACCTACCCATTTCTTTTTGGAAAGATATAGGATCCATACTTGAGTTAATTTTACTATGAGTAGCGGTGAATTCTTCTTTAGCTTTATCTAAATCGAATTTACCCTCTGCTGCTTTCTTATAATAAGCAAGTTTTATATTAAAGTGATGATGTGTTAACATTGAATCTCCTCCTTTTTCTTTAGCTGAGTCAGCAATCTTACCTGCTCCCTTACCTCTTCCTTCGGCGAAGTCATTAAATGTATCTTTATTTTCTCTTAGTAGAATTTCACTTAGTCTCATATTATTTCATTTCTGGGTGGAACATAAATTTTATTATTTTTGCATCTTTAGATACTTCTACACCGTCTATCTCTATTCCTATAGGATAAGGCTTAGTCTTATCGTCTGCCCAGTATGCTACATCGTAACTTTTATCTTTATTGCTAGTTACTAGTAATCCTCTATTGTACGTATCCTCCTCTGCTTGGAGTACAACCATTTTATCGGTAGGAAGAATCATATCACCCATTAGTTTGATATCTCCTTCGTCGTAACCGTCGTCGTTATATCTATTTTCTTCTTGTAAGATTATATCTTTTAGTTTTATCATATTACCAGTATCCTGAAAAGTTAGCGCTGCCGCCTAATGATTTCCAATATCGACCTATATTACAGGACCAGTACCCTGCTTTTGTTTTGTCTTTCTTAGTAGCACATTTATGTCGTGCTGCAAATGATGCTCTTGCACCTTTTTGTTTAAACTTAACTGATAAGTTAGTATCCCCGAAGGATACTTTTTTTACATTACCTTTTTTAGATTTAACATATACGTAGAATTTTTTAGAGCCTCCACGTTTAGGTTTATTTAGTTTTACTTTCTTTCCTTTATATTCTAGCTCATTCATGTAAGTGACTGAGGCTTTTATTAATTCAAATCCATTAAAATCGAAGGTCTCATTTTGAAGTGTGACTGCCTTTTTGAACTTATCCATATCGATTTGACCTCCAATTGAACTAACCAATTCCTCGATTTGTTCAAAATTAATCATATCTGCAATAGTTGACGCTTCGTCAATTGTGTTTTCATCTTCAATCATTTCGTCAATGAGTGACCCGATTTCAAAGAGTGGATTGTACTTGGTGGAGACCATAGGTAAATCTAAAGGTACTTTCATACCGTTATAATCTCCATGTTCTCCAATATCTGTAGTTTCTAATAGTTCTTGATCCTCCTCGGATAATTCAATCTCCTCGTCTCTAAGAGCTTCCCTTGCTTCTTTAAATAGATTAACAAAGGCGTCGCTTGAATAGCGGTAGACATGCTCATGTAAAGAGAGACCATTGTCTAAATGGTACTTAAGAGATGGATATCCTATTACGTCTTTTAGTTGTATCATAAGTTGAAATCTTTTCTGTAAAACTTACCTAACACATTATCATTAATATAATCCTGTGTTTCAAGTACGTCATTAATAAATAGGTACTTACACTCATAATATGTTAAAAGCTTCTTAGTAGGTACAAACGCGAGAATAGTTCTAGTAAAGTCTTTAGGGTCTCCTTCCTTAACTAACTTTAATATTTCTTTTTGAGAGCCGTGATAAGTTTCCCAATCTGATTCTGTAATTATTTTCTGTTTAGCAGGAGTTCTACCTCCTATACCTTTTGCTTTTCTTTCTAATCTTAACTCTTCTAATGCTCGTTTTCCTAGTCTTTTGTTACGTTCAAAAAAGAGAACTTTTTTGCCAATATACTTTATACCAGTTCGGATGTGTTTTGTTTCATAGATAAAGCCATAGGTGCCCTTAGGCATGTCTGTTATATCTGTGATCATCCTTCCTTGGTAAATCCAAGTCGGGTTTGTCATTTCCATAGTTTTTGATTTTGTCTCTAGAGCAATTTAGTTTTTAGCTCATCGATTTGTAACTGCTGGTCCTTAATAGCTTCTATTAATAACGCGACAATTTTTTCATAACGTACAGCTTTATAGCCATTATCTCTATTGACTACAAGCTCTGGAAGTACTGATTCAATTTCTTGGGCTATTACACCAACATCATGTCCTTCTTTTTCTGAGAGTGAATTCCAATCAAACTCATATCCTCCAATAGCTTGTACTTTTTGTATTGGATTGGTAATCTTAGTAATGTTGTCTTTAAGTCTTCTATCTGAAGAGTAGTATGCAGTAATATCGCTAGTAGCAGTAATTGTACCTGTTACATCTAAATTACCTCCTGTTGTTATTTTACCTAATGTTGTTACATCTCCTGAAC